CAACATGGAGGGGAAACAGATTTTCCTAACATGAAAATTACAATACCAGCCAAGAAAGGAAGAGTAGTATTGTTTTCTAATTGCCACATGGGCACAACTCAGCCTCTTGAATTGTCAATGCACGCAGGATTGCCAGTTATTCGAGGAGAAAAAACAGCAGTTAACTTGTGGTTTAGATCGGGTGTTTACGATAATAATATGTACCAAAAATGGTTAGAACAGCAGCAGAGTGTATAAATAGTATTGATACGCCGGAAGGGTATCATATTTTAATCTTGCTAAATAATAGGAGAAAACAATGGTAAGCATAAACACGACAAATTGGAACGATTTCGTTTCAGCATTCCCACAAATAGAAAGTAGACTAATTGGATTTGACAGAGTCTTTGACGCTGTTCAAAGAGTCAATACCACCGAGGCTAACTTCCCACCTTATAATATTAAAAAAATAGACGATGAGAATTATGAAATTCAAATTGCTCTTGCAGGCTTTTCAAAGTCTGAACTTGATATTACTGTGGAAGACGGTAATCTAATCGTCAAAGGTGAACAGGCAGAGACTTCTAAAACAGAATATTTGCACAAAGGAATTGCAGAACGCAATTTCACAAGAACATGGTCTTTAGCAGATACTGTTAAAGTGTCAGGTTCTGAATTGAAGGACGGAGTATTAACAATTAATTTGGTAAACAAAATTCCAGAAGAATTAAAACCTCAGTCTATTAAAATTAAATAATTAAAACAGGAGATAAGGAGTATGGCTACAAACATACAAATCGTTAAACTTACAACAGGTGAAGACTTGATTGGAGACATTACAGAAGAGGAAATTGATGGTAGAGGTTTTCTACTTATCAAAAAACCAGCTATTATTATGATTATGCCTAAACCTGGAAGTGAAACTGATTATACTGTAGGGCTAGCTCCTTACGCTCCATTTGCAAAAGATCACAAAGTACCAATCTTTCCAGCTCATGTTGTTTCAGTCTACGATCCAGGAAAAGAAATGTTAAACACATATAATACAAAATTCGGTTCTGGAATTGTAACACCTGACTTTATAAATAAAAAGGTGTTGAACGAGACAATAAAAGGAAAGTAAATGTATGAATATAGAGTTAAGATCGTAAAGGTCGTAGATGGGGACACAGTAGATGTGGATATCGACTTGGGGTTTGGAGTCTGGCTTAAGAAACAAAGGGTCAGGTTATTCGGTATCGACACACCGGAAAGTAGAACCCGTGACCTCGTTGAAAAAAGATTTGGAAACATGGCGAAAGATTATCTTAAAAGTAGATTATCAAGTGGAGCTATACTCGGAACAAGGCTTGATAAAAAAGGCAAATTTGGACGGATACTTGGTGAATTTTTTGTGTTAGATAATGAGGGCCATCCTCAATTTGAAGTTAAAGTGAATGTAAACGAGGAATTGATTGCTAAACATCATGCCGTTGCATACCACGGACAATCTAAAGAAGAAATAAAAGAAGCACATTTGGTTAATAGGACCTTTTTTGAATAAAGTCCTTGACTCTTAGTCAGTAAGAGTGCATAATGTGTATATTATGTTTAAGGTGTTGTTATGAATTTTTATACTTATGCGAGACATTATGGAAATGATATACTTTTCCGTGGTGTAAAAAATGGTAAGCGATTTACTGCAAGGCATGAATTTCAGCCTACTCTGTTTGTTAAGAGTAAAGAAAAATCTAAGTACAAAAGTATCTTTGGTGAGAATGTATCACCTATAAAGTTCCCCACAAATAAGGAGGCAACTGCCTTCTTTGACAGTTACAAAGATGTAGAAAATTTTCCAATATTTGGACAAAACTATTACGCATACCAATATATCACCGAGAACTATCCTGGTGAGATACAATGGGATGCTAATGAGATGTTAATCTATTCTATCGATATTGAAACAACATCGGAAGGTGGATTTCCTAATGTAGACTCCCCTAGTGAGAAAGTTCTAGTTATCACACTTCAAAACAACAACACCAAGAAGATAACAACTTTTGGCCTGGGGGAGTTTACGCCTACTAAAGAAACAAATCATTTAGATATTGACTATCAAGGTTTTGACACAGAAGAACAACTATTAGATACTTTCCTCACTTGGTGGCAGGATAATTGTCCTGATATTATTACAGGTTGGAACAGTAATTTATTTGATATGCCTTATCTTATTACAAGAGTTCAACGAGTATTAGGTGAGAATGAACATAAAAGATTCTCTCCTTTTAAATTAATTAACAAGCGTCCTATTAGATTTGCTAATCGTGAGATGACAGCATTCGAGATTACAGGTGTTGCACAATTAGACTATTTGGACTTATATAAGAAGTTTACTTATGTGACTCGAGAGTCTTACAAACTAGACTTTATTGCAGAAACAGAACTAGGTAAGAATAAACTAGAGTCTGGCTTTGACACATTTAAAGAGTTTTATGACGGAGATTGGAATAGGTTTGTAGAATATAATATTATTGATACAGTTATTGTCGACGAACTAGAAGACAAGATGAAACTTATTGAACTTGCTATTACAATGGCCTATGACGCTAAGTGTAATTATAATGATGTATTCTCAGCTGTTAGAACCTGGGATAGTTTATTATATAATCATCTATGGGAAAAGGACATTGTTATTCACCAAGGTGGTGGTAGAAAGGATAGACAAATTGAAGGTGCGTTTGTACAGGAACCTAAACCTGGCAGTTATGAATGGGTGGCTAGTTTCGATGCTACAAGTCTATATCCTAGTATTCTAATGCAACACAATATGAGTCCTGAGACTATTGTTCCTGGGTTTAAATATAATGTTAGCGTTGACGATCAACTGGACAGATATCAGTTAGACAAGTTAAAAGAAAAGAACTATACTATGGCAGGCAATGGCTCTTGTTATACAAGAGAAAAGAAAGGTCTGTTTCCTGAGATTGTACAAAAGTTTTTTAATGATAGATTAAAATATAAGAAGTTGATGCAGAAGGCACAGAAAGATTTCCAAGAAACAGGTGCCCTACATCACAAGAACGAGATAAGTAAATATAACAACTTTCAGATGGCTCGTAAGATTCAATTAAACAGTTTATATGGTGCCCTAGCTAATCAGTATTTTAGATTCTATGATGATAGAATTGCAGAAGGTATTACAATGTCGGGACAATTAGTTATCCGAGATACAGCTAAGGCTTTGGACAAGTATATGAACAAAGTATGTGGCACAGAAGATGAGATGTATTCTTTTTATAGTGATACAGATTCTTGTTATGTTACATGTAAAAAGATGGTAGATAATTTCTTCCCTGATAAAGACACAGATAAGGTTGTAGAACTTCTTGATAAGATAGGTACAGATAAAATAGAACCTGCTATTGCACAGGCAATGACAAAGTTAGGTAATTATACTAATGCCTTTGAACATAAGATAGACTTTAAGCGTGAGGTTATCGCAGATAAAGGTGTGTTTGTGGCTAAGAAAAGATATGCCTTAAATGTACTAGATGATGAAGGACTAAGACTTAAAGAACCTAAGTTAAAAGTTATGGGTTTAGAAATTGTAAGGTCCTCGACTCCTGCTCCTATCCGAGATAGTTTGAAGGAGGCAGTCCGTCTTATTCTTACTAGTGATGAAGACAAGTTACAAACATATATTGCTGAGGCACAAAAACAATTTAATACATTATCTGCAGAAGAGATTGCCTTTCCTCGAGGTTGTAATAATCTTAAGAAATACTCATCTACAGCAGACATATATCAGAAAGGCACACCCATACATGTTCGAGGTTCCTTACTGTATAATAAGCTCTTAAAAGATAAGAGTTTGAACCTTAAGTATGAGAAAATACAAGAAGGTGATAAGATTAAGTTCCTTTATTTAAAAGAACCTAACAGTTTACATGAGAACACTATTGCCTTTGTAACTAAACTTCCTAAAGAGTTTGAGATTACAAAGTATGTAGATTATGATTTAATATTTCAGAAAGCATTTATTGATCCTTTAGAAAATATATT